AGAGAGGAGCGCTGTTACACTATATTCAAGATGTGCCCCAAAGATGAGGCGGTGAATAAGGATAAAATCCGCTTCTTTTGTTGCGGGCAATTTGCATTCACTCTCATTGCCAGAAAGTACACTGCGTACCTCTTGTGGTTGTGGAAACAATCTATTGAGTACTCCGAGTGTTGTGTAGGAATGAATCCTCATGGCCCTGAGTGGGACGAGTGGACCAAATGGCACACGGAGTATTCCAAGGAACGTATTTTCGATGGTGACTACTCTAAGTATGACCTCACTCAGAGTTCCATGGTCAAGGCATCAACTGCGCAGTTGTTTTTGCATATTGCTGCTGCTTGCCCCAATTTGGGGCCTAGAGATAAGTTGATGATTCGTGGAATTTTCACCGAGATTATGTATCCACTTGTATGCGTGAATGGAGACATAGTTCAATTTTTCGGTTTCTCACCATCTGGAGTGTTTGGCACTGTGGAGTACAATGGTTCCGATAGTGGACATATTTTGCGTTCTGCGGCCAAGAAGTTGAACAGTGATTTGTCGCGTTTCAGAGATGTTGTAAAGCTGGGTAATTATGGTGATGATGTCGCCGGTGGTGTTCACGAAGACCACCAGTATTTCACAGCACGCAACGTGGCGCCCATCTTGCTTCAATGGGGTTACAAGTTCACTCCTGCAGATAAATCTGAGGATTTTGCAGGTGATTGGAATCCCGGTGGAGCCTTTCTGAAAATGACCTCTGGTGAGATTGAAGATTGTGAGATTATGGTTGGAGCCTTAGAAAAGGCATCCATCATGAAACCGCTCATGATTGGTACTCAATCTGTCCTTACACCTGAGGCGCAAGTTGCCACTAATATCAATGGAGCCATGCATGCTATTTTTGCTCATGGTAGAGAGGATTATGAGGATATGAGGGCCAAACTTACTGAAGTGGCCCAAGAGCTCGATATTCTTGTGTGGTGTAGTCGTCTAAAAATTAATTATGACGCTCACCGTGCAGAATGGTTCGAGAGGTACA